CTTTTTATACTGTTACAAGTATAATACAATCTTCTGTTGAAAGAAAATTAAAAAGTAAAAATGTAAAATTTAAAAAAATTGTTTTTAAATGTGTTGATACTGTTTTTGGTGAAACGGTTTATGATTCTAAAGGAAAGTTTTTATTTCAATTAACAGATGATAAAAAAACTGTTATGCCATATAATGTCAAGTTAAGTAAAAAAGATGTAACAGGACATTTTGGTATGGCAACCAGAAAAGATTCAACAGCTTCATCTAATGTTAATGAATATTTGACTGTTCATTTTCTAGTAAATACTTTTAATGGAGTTAAAGAATTAGAAAATGATTCATGTAAATTAAAAAATAAAAAAACGGGCGTAAAAACGGGTGAAGGAAAAGATATTAAATTTGAAGATTTATGTGAATTGATTGATAAAGATGAAACGGCTGAAAGAGATATAAAAATTGGTTATCAAAATTCAGAAGCTGTTAAGAAAGATATAAAAGGATTAGGAAAAATAAAAAATTTATATTGGGTTCCAAGAGGAAAACCAAAAGGCATTTCTCCTAAAACACCATCAGATGTTATCATTGAATTTGCTAATGGTGATTTTGTAGGCTATTCAAATAAAATAGCAGCAGGTAAAGATGAAACTCCTAAATTCAATACAAATATTACTGCATTTTATGGAAAATTAGAAGAAAATAAACAATTAAAAAATATAGAAAAGATGATTGATAAATCATGGAATGATGCTGAAAAAGATATACCATCATCTAAAAAAAATGCTATTGGTGCTATTAAGAGTTTTGATATAACTAAAGAACCTTTTAGTGAATCATCATCTAAAGAAAAATTTGCAAAGTTATCTGAATCATTTAAATTGGATTCTTTAGATTTTTATGGTTCAGGATTTTATTATAGTTTTAGAAATAATTTAATTAAATTTCTTGGAAAATATTTAACTAATCCTAGTAATTTAGTTTATTTTTTAAACACAATATATTTTTATACTTATGATGATCCTAGAATGAACTATGTTCCTTGTCCTTATAAATTACTAATAGGTCGAGAAAATAGAGAAAGTGAAATAAAAGATGTATCAGAAAACGCTGATTTAAAAAATATTTTAATGAATAAAAAAGATAAAGATTTAAAAAATATAAGATTTATGTATGATAATCAATCACAATCATTTAAAATAAATTTTGAATATAGAAAGATGAAAGTGTCAATGCCTATAACTTGTAGAACAAGAGCCGCTGGTGGTTGGTCTGGTAAATCACTTTTTATCAATACACCAGGATTAAAGATTTTATGAATTTCACAGATTTTTTAACAGAAGCAAACATAAGCAAAAATGTTCACCTTGAACACCTCGAAGATGAAGTATTAAATCGCGGTGTGATTGGTGCTCGTGATGCTATTAATTTCTTACAATCATTAAGAGATATGTTAGCGGGTAATACAACATCACACATAAATGTAACGACAAAATGGGATGGCGCACCCGCTGTGTTCGCGGGTATCAATCCAGAAAATAGCCAATTTTTTGTTGGAACAAAAGGGGTGTTTGCTAAAAATGCTAAGTTAAATTATACCACACAAGATATCGACAAAAATCATCCAAGTTCAGGTTTAAATAAAAAATTAAAAATAGCATTAAGATATCTTCCTAAATTAGGCATTAAAGGTATCTTACAAGGCGATATGATGTTTACTAAAGGTGATATTAAATCAGAAACAATTGCCGGTGAAAAAATGATTTCATTTACACCAAATACAATCACTTATGCTGTACCATCAGATTCTCGTTTAGCACAAACTATGCAGGCCGCTCAAATTGGAATTGTCTTTCATACTTCTTATACTGGTCAGAAAATGGAAGATATGAAAGCCAGTTTCAATATTGACATTAAAAATTTATCAACAACACGTGATGTTTGGTTTCGTGATGCTGACTATACGGACGCCTCTGGTACAGCAACATTCACATTACAAGAAACCAAAAATATCACAAGAATATTATCCGATGTTGGTTCACTATTTCAAAAAACAAACGCACTCACTTTAAATCGTGTAGCTAATAATGATAAAATAAGAAACTATATTAAAACATTTAATAATAAAAAAGTAAGAGCTGGTGAAGTTATAAGAGACACCATCACACATACAAGAGAACTTATATTAGATGTGGAGAAACAATTAAACGATAACATTTTAGATGCTAAACGAGAAGATACCAAAAGAAATCGACAGGCTGAAAAAACCGAAATTATGCGTTTTTTTAGAACCTCTGCAATAGAGTTGAAGAAAATGTTTGATATACAAAATGGTTTAGTTGAAGCAAAGATGATGATTATAAGAAAACTTCAACAAGTGGACCAGGTTGCAAGAACATTCATCAAAACAGATTCGGGTTATAGAATAACCGCACCAGAAGGTTTTGTTGCTGTTGACCACATTAAAGGTAATGCTGTGAAATTAGTTGATAGATTAGAATTTAGTCAGGCTAACTTCACAGCTGCAAAATCTTGGTCAAAATAAACACACAAAGGACAAACAAATGGCATATGATTTACAAAAAATACTAGAAGAATATGGCGAAGACGATTTTGGGTTTTCTGCTGTATCAGAAGCGGAATATAATGCTGTTATTGCTGAAAAGGCTGATACTGTTGAAGAATTCCAAGATAGAATGGTTCAACTAGAAAAACTGGTATTGCCTTTCTTTACTAAACTGCTTAAGACTGCTGATAAAGAGTATATCTATTGGCCAAACCGTAAAGACATGGTTGAGGCGCAAATTCAAAAAATATTAACTCTCACCAGAGGTTGACTTTTCTAATAAAATCTGATATACTCCAAATATGATAAAGTTCAATGAATTTCTTTCCGAAGAAACAAAAGATAACAAAGGTGGTTTAACTATCTTTGATATTGATGACACTTTGTTCAAAACAACAGCGCGAGTTAAAGTTGTTAAAAACAATAAGACTGTTAAACAATTAAAAACAGGTGAATATAACACATATCGTTTAAAGAATGGCGAGAAATTTGATTTTTCAGAATTTAAAGACTCTTTAAAATTTCAAAAAGAATCAAGACCTATTAAAAGAATGATGGCAAAAGCTAAAGCAATTCTTCAAAATGCTCTAAGAACTCCAAAAAGTAAAGTCATTGTTGTAACAGCACGAGATAATATGGACAACAAACAGGTGTTTTTAGACACCTTTAAACAACATGGTTTTGACATAGATAAAGTAAGAGTTGAGCGAGCTGGTAGATTAAGTGATGTTGCTGATACTTCACAACAGAAAGCAATCATCATTTATAACTATTTGAAGACTGGCCAATTTGCTCGTGTGAGATTATTTGATGATAGTATTGAAAATCTTAAAAAGTTTTTAAGTCTAAAACGATATTTTCCAAAAGTTAGGTTTGAAGCTTTCTTTGCAAAAAATGATGGATCAATTAGAACCATTAAAGAAGAATATGGAGCTGGAGAACAAGGCACCACCGAGTTACTAAATAAATATTTAAATGATACTCCTTTTTCAAGACCTAAAAAGAAAAAGAAGTAATGAAGTGGATTAATAAAAAAATTAAATAATGTAAAGTAGGAATTTGTTATGAAAGATATTGTGGTTGGTTGTATCACTGGTTATAATTTTGATAAAATTAAACCGTGGGTTAATTCATTAGATAATTGTGGCTTTGAAGGCACAAAAGCCATGATATGTTATAACATAGATTACGATACAGTTGATGAATTAGTCAAAAGAAATTATTCAATTCTCGCCTTTAGTAAAGACGAAGACAAAAAAACTCTAAAATATCCAAAAGAAAACTTTTCAATTGTTGTAGAACGATTTTTACACCTTTGGTATTTGCTCAAACGATTCAGAGGACAGTATAATCATATAATTACAACAGATGTAAAAGATGTTATATTTCAAACCAATCCATCTGAATGGTTAGAAAAAAATCTTGGCGATAAAGAAATTAACGTTGCATGTGAATCAATTCGGTATAAAGATGAAAATTGGGGCACCAACAATCTTATGAAATCTTTTGGTGCATTAATTCATGAAGAAATAAGTGAAAGTTTAATTTATAATGCCGGCACCATTTCTGGTAAGTTTGATACAATGGTCGATTTCTTTTTGAACATTTATATGTTATGTAATGGCACCCAACACTTTATTGAAGGCGGTGGAGGTCCTGACCAAGCAGCACTTAATGTATTATTGAATATGAAATCATATAAAGATATTACAAACTTTGCAAAATCAGAAGATGGATGGGCTGCACAATTAGGAACAACAGGGCCACAAATTGCAAATCAATATGGCGATAAAGTGGTTGAACCTAGTCCAATATTAAAAGATGATATGATATGCACCTCAACAGGAACACCATTTGCATTAGTGCATCAGTACGACCGTGTTCCTGAATGGCGTCAATTAATTGAGAAAAAATATGAATAATATTATTTTTGTTCCATCTGGAATACCATTAAACTTCCATGAAGCTTATGATAAAGATAATCATTGGCGCTATACAAAAGATACGAGAAATTACCAAACAATTGTTTATAATTATAATGACCATAAAGTTGAAGAAGGAACATATGATATTCTTGTAAAAGATATAGGTTTCAAATGGACTATGGCAAAACATTTTATGGAAACTTATGATTATCGTGATTATGAATATATTGGATTTTGGGACGATGACCTCGTAACAGACATACAAAGTATCAATCGTGGATTAGAACTCGCAAAAGAAAATAATATTAAAATTTGGCAATTGTCTACTTTAGCTGGTTCAGAATCAAGCCATCGTATACTACACCAAGAAAAAGATTGGAAGTTTTCATTAACAAATTTTAATGAGGGTATGGCGGTGTTCTTTCATTCATCTTTAATACCAAAATTATTAAAGTTTTTTGAATACCATGAAGTAAAAAGTGGCTATGGTTTTGATTGGATATTTTCAGCAATTACAAAAGAAAAATGTGGAGTGATACATGAGGTTTCTATGTATCATCCAGGTAAACAAACACATTATGATGTAGGTGAAGCAAACAAAGAAATGGCTCATATATTTAAAGAGATTTATCCAAAATTCATGAAAGAGGTTTATAATGAAGATACCGGACCATTTCAGGCAGAGTATCAATTACACGAAACAACAATAAAGGTATAATTATGGCAGAAGTTGTTAGTTTTAAAAAAGAAGTTAAAAAAGAATTTGTAGTAGATAATCAAATTAAAGGCCGTAGTTATTCAAGTAATACCGGCAAATTACTTAAACATATGGACAGATTGATTGAATTGCAAGAAGGTAAACGACCAAGACCGATAATGGTTCACATGTCACCTTGTAATCCATGTAATCTAACCTGCTCGTTTTGTTGTTTTGCTAATCGTGCTATGAAAGAGATGTTGACGGTTGAACAAATGAAATCAGCAATTGACCAATTTGTAGCTCTCGGAGCTCAAGGGTTAGAGTTTACGGGCGGTGGTGAACCAACATTACATCCAAAATTAGATGAGATAATTGAGTACGCACATAACAAAGGCATGAAACTTGGTATATGCACAAACGGATCCAAATTAAAAAAAATTAAAAATTGGCATATGTTTTCTTGGGTTCGATTAGGAATGTATTCGTGGGACGAAGAAAAACCTTATGAGTATCACCTTGAGGTTTTTGATGGTCTTGATAATGTAGAGATATCAGCCGCTTATGTTTGGGATGGCGCAATGGAAACATCAACAAATCCAAATGTAACTGGTGAATGGGATAATGATTTTGCCAAGAAACCAGCAACAAATAATTATAAAGAAGAAAACTTTGGTAAGATGTTAAAGTGGGTAGAAGAACATAAAATACCAACTCGTATAGCTTTCAATGCGATTAAGCCATCCGAGATTGTTGAGCAAGATATAAATAGAATTAGAGAACTTATAAAAATATACGAGAACGAATACGGCAAATTACAATATGCTTTCTTATCGGACTTTAATTTTAAAGGCACTCGAAGAAATGACCATTGTTATATGCACGGAGTTAAACCTTTTGTATTTACTGATGGCAACGTTTATGTTTGTCCATCTGCTGAATTAGCTCCAGAAAACCTTTATCGAGTAAATGATGAGTTTAAATTATGTGATATTGAAGGTATTACTGAATTTTATAACACTCAAGTTGGCGGCGCTGATGTGTTTAGAAGACACCATGACTGTTCATACTGTAAATATGCCTATCAGAATGAATTAATTGACGATGTGTTGATGCCAACTAAACACAATGACTTTACATAGGATATATTATGAAATTTGAAAGTTCAGCTGACATTAAAAAAGTCTTTGATGAAAAATACTTTGAAGATGGAGTGAGAAGTCGAGTTAGTGCTTATGAGAATTATCGATGGATGCCCGAAAGAACTATACGAGAAGCTTCATCAATTATAAACAATATTGATTTTGATAATGTATTAGATTTTGGTTGTGCTAAGGGGTTTATGGTTTATGCTTTACGATTATTAGGTAAAGAGGCTCATGGTGTCGATGTATCAAAATATGCTATTGAAAATAGTCATGAAAAAGTAAAAGATTATTTGACACAAATTGATACAGTTGAAGACATAAAAGGTGGTTGGGATTTAATTATCGCTAAAGATGTTTTAGAGCATATTCCAAAAGAAGAAGTTTCATCTGTTTTATCTGGATTCAGACGAAGATGTAAAAACCTATTTGTTGCTGTTCCGCTTGGTGATGGTAAACGCTATCGTATCCGAGAATATGAAATGGATGTCACTCATGTTGTAAGAGAACCTGAAGAGTGGTGGTTAACGACAATTGTGGATGCTGGATTTAAAATCAAACATTTTGACTATGAATTTGGACATCTTAAAGAAAACTGGACGCATGACCATCCACATGGAAATGCGTTTATTGTAGCAGAATAATAATAAAAAAGGAAAAA